GTTTTTCTCTCCCCGGCGCGAACGAAACGAGTTTCTGACGTCTGACCAGGAGGTTCGTCGACGTGCTCTACGGCTCCATCTTCGCTGGCGTCGGTGGCTTCGACCTCGGGTTGGATGCCGCTGGTTGGTCGTGCGCATGGCAGATCGAATCCGACCCGAACTGTGTGTCGGTGCTGGAACGCCATTGGCCCGACGTACCCCGATGGGGTGACGTGTGCGCTGTTCATGGTGCCGAACTGCCACCGGTTGATCTGGTGGTCTTTGGTTCACCGTGCCAAGACCTGAGCATCGCTGGACAGCGTGCCGGTTTGGACGGTGACAAGTCTCGTCTGTTCTACGAGGCGATCCGAGTGATCGGGGAGATGCGTGACCGAAGTAGTGGATCATCGCCGTCTCTTGTCGTGTGGGAGAACGTCGCCGGAGCGCTCACGTCCAACCACGGTGCTGACTTCGGGGTCGTCCTCGACGAAATGGCTGAACTCGGGGCGCTGGTCGTTGAGTGGGCAGTCGTGGACGCTCGCTGGTTCGGAGTGCCCCAACGACGACGTCGCGTGTTCGTCGTCGCTGTCTTCAATCCTGGAATCGCCGAACGATGTTCCGAGCCGATACTTCCTGTGCTCCCAATCGTCGGCTGGAATCCTCCGTCGGGCTGAAAGATGTGACCGCCGACTTGTGGAACCGTTGCGTTCCGCACTGCTTAGGGTTCCGCAGCTCAGTGAGTGACCAGTCCTCATTCGTCAAGGCTCGACGCGCACATTCCAAGGTCGACTTCGACCGTTGGGAAGCAACAACCACGGCTCCGACCTTGAATGGTTTCGACAATCGTTCACACGGCCGAGCAACGGTCTTGATTGTGAGCGACCACGGTCAACTGCCGGTTCGACGGCTCACTCCTCGTGAATGTGAACGGCTAATGGGTTGGCCAGATGACCACACTCGTTGGCGTGCTGATGGTCGTGAACAGTCGGACACCGCCCGCTACAAGCAGTGCGGGAACGGGGTTGTCAGTCCGGTTGCTGAGTGGGTCGGTCGACGACTCCGATTTCTGATCGAAGGTTGAGATGCCGGGACTGAATCGCCTAGCCATCAACAAGGTCATCGCCGCCTTAGACGACCTGGGTCGTCTGGACGATGTTGATGCCGCTTTGGTGGCTACCGCACAGTCGTTGGCTGACGCCGTAGATGGTCAGCCGGACAACGCCTCGTTGTGGCGTGAGTATCGCGCCTGCCTCGCTGACCTGCGTGGTGTTGGCGGTGAGGTCGATGATGAGTTCTTCTCCACGCTTGCTTCGTTGCGAACCGAGGTTCGCCACCCCGAGAACCCCGAGCCGTCGAAGTCTCGGTGACTCAATCGCCAAGGTGGCCGAATCGCTCGGTCAACCGTTGATGCCATGGCAACGCATGGTCGCCGATGTGGGGACCGAGTTGCTCGACGACGGTCGACCTGCCTACCGAACAGTCGTCGTCCACATTCCTCGCCAGTCCGGAAAGACCACCTTGACGTTGGGTTGGGAACTTCAACGGGCGTTGGCGTGGGACGAACCACAACGCATCGCCTACACCGCCCAGACAGGTCTTGATGCTCGCCGCAAACTGCTGGACGACCAAGTGCCGCTTCTGGAGCGTTCGCCGTTACGGGCCACAGTCGAACGAGTTCACCGTGCCCAAGGCAACGAAGCGATCGTGTTCCGCACTGGTTCTCGTATCGACGTGCTGGCGACCACCGAGTCGGCCGGTCACGGTAAGACCATCGACCTTGGTGTCATCGACGAAGCGTTCGCTGATGCTGATGACCGTCGTGAACAAGCACTTTTGCCTGCCATGGCGACCCGGTCGCACGCACAGATTCTTGTGGTGTCTACTGCCGGTACCGATGGATCGGTGTATCTGCGTCGCAAAGTTGACGAAGGTCGCTTGGCAGCTCAAGACCAACTGACGTCGGGAATCGCTTACTTTGAGTGGTCCGCTGACTTGGAACACGACGACCCAGATGACCCGGCTGTCTGGTGGTCATGTATGCCCGCCCTCGGACACACCATCACCGAAGACGTCATCCGCCACGCTCGCAAGACAATGTCGGACGGAGATTTTCGTCGGTCGATGTTGAACCAATGGACTGTCTCGACGGAACGACTCATTCCGCCGACGTCGTGGGAACTGGTGTGTCACACCGATGCCGAACCGACCGGGGACTTGTTCTTCTCCGTGGATGTGAACCCGGACCGTTCAGCGGCGTCGATTGTCGTTGCCGGTGCTGGGTCACCGAACACCATCGAAGTCATCGACCATCGACCCGGAGTGTCGTGGGCGGTGGATCGGGTGGTGGAAGTTCTTGCTCAGCATCCTCGGGCCACGGTCACCGTGGATGGTCGGGGACCAGCGGCAAACCTCATCCCACAGTTAGAGCAAGCCGGTGTTCGTGTCGTGTCTCTCGCCCCTGGTGAAGTGGCGTCGGCGTGTGCCTCGTTCTTTGATGATGTGGCTGACACGAAGATTCGTGTTCGACGTCATCCCGGTCTTGATGCGGCGGTTGCTGGGGTCACCCGTCAAGTGACGGGGGATTCGTGGCGGTTCGCCCGAAAAGACAGCACCGACATCACACCGTTGATGGGAGCAGTCCTGGCGTTGTGGTCGGCCGCTCGACGAACCAGCCGACTTGTTGTCCCAAAGATTCTTGACCCCTGGAGTGCCTAATGCGTGACTATCTCACCACTGTCATCGAAGCCGTCGGCCTCGGCATGATTGTCGCCGGAGTCGGTCTCATCTATGAGCCGTTGAGTTACATCGTCGGCGGCGGATTCTTGGCCTTCCTTGGCTACCTAGCGAGTCGCCCATGAGTTTGTTCCGACGCCTTGAACGGCGCACCTTCTACCCACTTCAGAACACTGGCTTCGGCTCCGGACTATCCAACTGGTCCGGTGAGCAGGTCACCGAAGCCACCGCATTGCAGGTGTCGTCGGTGATGGCCTGCGTCGGCCTGATCGCTGATTCATGCGCCTCGTTGCCGTTGCGTGCCATGCGCAAGGTAGGGGACCGCAACGTGCCGGTCGCCGTCCCACGGTTCTTGAGCAACCCGAGCGACACCGTCACCGCCTACGAACTCATCCACCAGACCGTCACCTCGTTGGCTCTACATGGAAACGCCTACCTGTTCGTCGACCGTGCCCCGAACGGCGAAGTCTTGGCGCTGACACCCATTCACCCGAACAACGTCGACGTCACCATGACCGGAGATTCCCGTGGCCGCCGCTATGTGGTTGCAGGCCAGCCGGTCGACACAGAGAACATCGTTCACCTGCGTTGGTGGGCACCGCCCCAAGCGTTGAAAGGCATCTCGCCGATCGAAGAGCAAAAGACCACCATCGGTCTGGCTCTCGCTATGGAACGGCATCTCTCACAGTTCTACGCCGAAGGTGGAACTCCGTCGTCGGTACTGGAATCCGAGATGGACCTCACGGTCGAACAGGCCAAGGTTTTGCAGGAGACCTGGACAACTCAACACAACCGTCGACGTCGGCCGGCCGTTTTGTCGGGTGGGTTGAAGTGGCGACCAATCACATCGTCGGCCGCCGACATGGAACTCAACGCTTCCCGCATGGAACAGGTCGCCCAGGTGGCCCGAATCTTCCGTGTTCCCGGCTACCTCATCGGAGCCAAAACCGGAGACACCGCCACCTACACCAACGCCGAGACCGCCGGTCTGTTCTTTGTGACGTACACACTGATGCCGTGGATCGCTCGTCTTGAAGCGGCATTCTCGAATCTGCTTCCTCGACCACAGTTCGTGAAGTTTGATGTTGACGCTTTCTTGCGGGCTGACACGTTGTCCCGCCTGCGGGCGCACCAACTCGCCATCATGTCGGGTATCAAGACACCGAACGAGTGTCGAAGCGTCGAAAACCTTGAACCGTACGACGGAGGTGACGAGTTCGTTCTCGTCCTACCCGGTGCGCCGGTCAGTGGACCCGATTCCTTCTTGGGTACTGACCCGGAGCCGCCACTCTGATGGCTTCGTACACGCCAACAAAGGCGATGAAGGACGAAGCTCAGAGAGGTTTGGATTGGCGTCGTGAATACGGACGAGGTGGCACCGCAGTTGGTGTTGCTCGTGCCCGAGACATCATCAACGGAAAAGACCTGTCGTTGGACACCGTGAAACGGATGTCGTCGTACTTCGCACGACACGAAGTCGACAAACAGGCCGAAGGTTTCAAGCCGGGAGAGGACGGCTACCCGTCTGCCGGTCGTATCGCATGGGCGCTTTGGGGTGGTGACGCTGGCCGTGAATGGTCGCTCGCCATCCTCAGCGAACAAGACGACCGCACCAACCCATTGGAGACCCCTATGTCAGACCCCGAGGTCGAACCGACCTACAGCCGTCTCGACATCGATAGTCGCCGAGTGAACGGACGAGACGTTGAGTTCCGTGCAGTCACCGTCAGCAACATCGATGTCAACTACGAAGAAGCAGATGCGAACACCGACTTCCCGTCACGGTTCCGTGGCTATGCCGCCGTGTTCGACTCGCCGTCAGAACCCT